CATATTGCCTTACAAATTCGCATAGACCTGTGCAGACACTGGTTATTTCTGCAATACCTGTTTCGGTTTCCAGTTTTTGGTTTGTTGCTGATATTTTGATCATCCGGTCTGATTCAGATGATGTTGGTACACGTTCACCTTCTGGTCTACTTGCAATGGCTTTGTTCATTTCTGATAGTTGTGCATACCAGTTTGAAAGCACATTTTCACGTGTTGTTGTCAGATTAGCACGCAACAATTCCCATTTGCCTTCCCTCACCCACCTTCCAATGGTATTTTCAGCAGAACCCACCTTTTTTGCAATCTCCTTTTGCTGGTATTTACCAGTCAGAAAAAGGTCTTTTGCAATCTCCTTTTTAGTGCTGTTTTTTAACTCATTTGCCATTATGTCATGTATTAATACATTGCAAAATTGAGCAATAAAGCCTGTGTGATAAAAAATCACTGCCATTTTGACAGTTGTTTTTTGTCACCTTTCCGGCACTCGGTTACTTTGCCTTATAATTCATTTTATACATGGCAAAAAGAATCGTTTTATCAGATGGAAATAAGGTCAATTCAAAAGGTTACAGAATTGATCTTTCAGGCATGAACACAGACAGGTTCGCAGACAATCCGGTGATGCTTTACCAGCATAATCAGGACAAAGTGATTGGACGTTGGGAAAACTGGAATTTCACAGAAAACAAATTGCAGGCTGATCCTGTGTTTGATGATGGTGATGAACTTGGTGCAGAAGTCAAACGCAAATACGAAGGTGATTTTTTGCGTGCTGCATCCATCGGTTTGATTGTGTTGGATATGCAACTGATCAATGATGTGTGGACTGTCACCAAATCTGAACTGTTGGAAGCCAGCATTGTGTCCATTCCTGCTGATGCAGGTGCAGTGGTACTGTACAACGAAAACAAAGAGGTTCTAACATTTGAACAACTACAACTGAACTTCAATAATAATCATCAACAAATTCAAAATCAATCGAAAATGCAACAAATCACATTATCACAGAAAACTGTGGAAAGTTTGGCATTGCCTAATGATTACACACCCAAAGATGTGGAATTGGCGGTTGCCGAAAAAGACAAAACGATTGCAACGCTGAATGCACAGATTGCAGCAGCAGGAACAAAGGAAAGAACTGACTATCTGAATCAAGCTGAAAAAGACGGTAAGATCACGGCAGCAGAAAAAACAGAGTTTCTGAAACTGGCTGACAACGGTGGCTTTGACAGTGTGAAGGCAATTGTGGATTCAAGACCTGCCAATGCAAGTGCATCACTCGCAGACCAGGTGACAAAATCAGACCTGTCAGCAGGTCGTGAAAGCTGGACATATAAGGATTGGTCAAAAAATGATCCTAAAGGACTTTTGAAGCTGAAACACGAAAATCCGGCACAGTTTGAAAAATTACAACAATCTCTAAAATCGTAAAAAAATGGCTTTAACAGTTTGGAAAGAAATTTTCGCACCTATCATATTGGAATTATTTTATCCTGATGGTGCATGGCTCAATGAATTGACATCAATGGATCACATGCAGGACAACAATGTGATCAACCTGGCAGAATGCGGTGCTGATCCTGATGTTGTGGAAAACAACAACGTGTGGCCGCTTACGCCTGCACAGCGTGATGATGAAAACATACCAATTCCGTTGGCAACATTCGACACAAAACCAACACACGTGACCAACGTGGAAGAATTGGAAACAGCGTATAACAAACAGGAATCTGTTGCCAGGCAACATGTTAAGGTGCTACAAAAAAAGGCATCCATGTCTGCTGCCTTCAACATTGCACCTGCTGCACATACAACTGACACGCCTGTGCTGAAAACATCCGGTGCTGATCGTGGTGATGGAACAAAAGCATTAACATTCAAAGACATCACAGAATTGTCATTGGCTTTCAATGATGGTGATTTGCCACAGGAAGGACGTGTGTTGCTGCTTTGCCCTAAACATCAGGCTGATCTCAAAAATGAGAATATGAAACAGTATAAGGAATTGATGGTGGATGGCAAACTGGATGGTTTCAAAGTGTATATGTACACAGGCAATCCAAAATACAATGCTGCTACTGGTGCAAAAATGCCTTATGGTTCAGCCACTGGTGCTGATGCTTCTGTTGCCTTCGTGAGTTCAGAAGTGATGCGTGCAATGGGAACAATAGAAGGTGAACCGGAACGCAATTGGGCGCAATATCGTGGCTGGTTGATCGGATTTCAAATGCGCTTTGTGGCAATGCCATTCCGCAAATTTGGAACTGGTGCAATATACACGGCAAACGTATAACATTGGCTTTTCTTCATAATAGGTTTATAATCAAGAATCAGGCTTTTAGCCATGTGTTAAAAGTCTGATTTTCCAAAAGACAATCAATCATGGCAAAACAAGATAAAACAAACAAAAATGCTGCAACTGATCCTAAGACTGATGCGGTGGTACAACCCGAAACCACGCCCGAAACTGAAAACAAAAACGAAACGCCGGAAATACATTCCGACAGCGAGCAAAGCACCGTTGAAACAGTTGGCAGTGGACAAACAGAAGGTGTCACAGATACCGTCCTGGATTCTGAAAGTGAAGCAAAACCAACTGGAAAGGAAGGGATTGAAGCTGGTGGTGAAGGGGTGACAGATGAAGATTTGGAACGTATGAACCAACGAGCAAATGAAACGCCTTTGATAAAAGAAGATATTTTGAAAATGGCAGAACAATTTGACAACCAGGTTCGTGAACCCAAAGCAAAGACAGCACAGCGTGAACGCATTGCAACAGAAGTGTTTGCAAAGAATCACAGAAAATCAGTCCTGTATTTCACCAGTGACATGATACCATTCTTTGAAAAGACTGATGCAATCAAACACATCAAAGGGCTGGATGACAAAACAATCGTAACAGTAAACAAAGAATAAAATGGCACTAAACGGTTTACCAAAAGTAAAAATAGACTATGGCAATGGTGCATTGGGGCAAACCATATCCAGTGCAGATGGATTGCTTTGTATTGCTGTTTGCGGTGCTGTTGCTGTTGATGACACTTTTGCACTCGCAAAGCATTACAGCATCCGAAAACTGGCAGACCTGGAAACATTGGGTGTGACTGCTGAAAACAACGCATTGTTCCACCAAACGGTCAAACACTTCTATACAGAAGCACAGGAAGGAACACAGGTGTTTGTGGTCGGTTATCCATCCACGCTGAAAATGTCTGATGCACTAAGCAAAGACAATCCATATTTGCGCAATGTGATTGAATCAACCAATGGTCAATTGCGTGGACTGATAGTGACAAAGGTTGCAGAAGCAACACCAACTATCACCAACGGACTGAATGATGACATGGCAGCAGCCATGCTGAATGCGCAAATGCTTGGTGAATGGTCAAAAGATGCACGCTATGCACCTATTTTCACCATCCTGGATGGATTGGATTTCAGTGGGGATGCACAGGAACTGAAAGATTTGAAAACACATCAATACAACCGTGTTGGCGTGGTGATCGGATCAACTGAAAAAGGATCAGCAAACCAGGCTGTTGGACTTATTGCCGGACGTATAGCATCAACCAGCATTGACACCAATATTGGACGTGTTGCCAATGGTGCATTGAACGTGTTGACCATGTATGCTGGTGACACACCAATTGAACTGGCTGACACTGAAAGCATCTATAATTTTTCATACATGACTTTCAGAACCTTCACTGGAATATCAGGCTATTTCATAGCTGATGACTTGCTGGCAACCAAAGAAACGGATGACTACAACCATTTGACTGCATTGCGCACCATTGACAAAGCATTTCGCATTGCTTATGCAGTGCTGATCACACAGTTATTGGACAAAGTGCAGGTGAAATCAAATGGAACAATGTTGCAACCTGTGATTGTATCATGGCAGCAAATAGTTGAAAATGCCATCACTTCCAACATGACTGGTGAATTGTCTGATGACAATGGTGATGGTGGTGTTCAGTGCTACATTGATCCAACGCAGGACGTGTTGGCAACCAGCACCATCAATATTGAATTGCGTGTTCGTCCGTATGCTTATGCCAGGTACATCAATGTATTGTTAGGTTTCACAATTAACGAATAAGGTCACAGACCTTTTTATTAAACGCAATTAAACGAATACAAATGGAAGAAAAAGATATTTTCCTGATCAACGGACGTGAATATGAATGGGCTGACATCAGCATCATTGTGGGTGGTGTGCCAATTTCAGGATTCCGTGTTATCAATTATAAAAAGGCACGTGAAAAAGAAGCAATGTTTGCCAAAGGGCGCAAAGCACACAGCATTCAGGCAGGCAATGAATCCGTGACCGGAAACATCACATTCACACAAAGCACATTTGAAGCACTGGAACTGGCAACAGGTGGAAACATCCTGGAAGCAAAGGTTGACATTATTGTGTCGTATGGTGCAGAACTGAATGCAGCATCTGTTGCATCCACTGCAATATCAACAGATGTCATCAAAGGTGCTGAATTTACGGAATATGAAAAGGGTATGTCACAAGGTGACAAATTCATGGAAATAGCCATGCCATTCCTGGCATTGGACATCAAAAACGCTTAAAGGTCACAGACCTATTTATTATCAATAATATACGAAAAGAAAATGGCAAAAGAACTAACAGGAACGGCAACAGCCGAACAAATCGCAAAGTGGAAAAAAGCACATGGCAATATCTTCAAAGTTGAAGTTGGTGAATCAGTCTGTTATCTGAAAACACCGGACAGAAAAACAATGGCTTATGTTGCCACACTCGGAAACAATCCGGTGCGTGCCAATGAAGCACTGTTGCAAAATTGCTGGCTGGGTGGTGATGAAACCATCAAAACAGATGATGAAATGTTCTTTGGTGTTTCGTCAAAACTGGCTGAAATCGTACAGGTCAAAGACGCTGAAATCACAAAGCTCTAAAGTCAGCCAAATATTCCGCTGCCAAAAATGGGATCATGTTGATAAATACGCAATTGCGTTACTATCTGCACATTGCTGATCCTGATGGACTGACTGATGAAGAATGGGCAGCATACGCAGAATCACTGAATTGGATTAGAAAACAGGAAGCAGGAAAATGAATGTATTAAACTATGTATTGAATGTAAATGGAAATGTGCTGTCTATGCTTAATCGCATAGGTGCAGCATCAGGTTCATCACGCAATGATGTACGTGGTTTGAGAAATGAAGTTGAAGGCTTAAACACAATCAATTTTAGCGGTCTTGCTTCCAAAATCACAGGCATTTTTGCCACGTTGGGAATTGGTGCAATAGTTGGCAAAACCATAAAGGATGGGATGGAACAGGAAATGCGCAATGTTTCATTTGAAGTCCTTTTTGGTGGTGTCGATAATGCCAAACAGATGATTGATCAAGTATCTGACTATGCTGCAAAATCTCCCTATGGTAAAGTAGGTTTGAGTGAAGCAACACAAATGATGGCTGGCTTTGGTATCGCACAGGAAAAGATTATGCCTAACATGAAAATGATTGGGGATATAGCAATGGGTGATGCTCAAAAATTCCAATCACTTGCTTTGGTTCTTTCTCAGGTTTCAAGTTTGGGATATATGCAGGGAAATGACAAACTGCAATTCATAAATGCAGGATTCAACCCACTGAAAGAACTTGAAAAAATGACTGGAAAGTCTGTTGGACAATTGGAAACCATGATGTCAAAAGGGCAAATATCTATTGGAATGATAGAAGATGCCTTAAAACATGCTACATCAGAAGGTGGACAGTTTTATGGGATGATTGACAAAATAAATGGCACAGCATCCGGTCAATGGGCAACAGCTATGGACAACATCAGTGAAAAGATGCTAAGTCTTTATGATAATGTGTTGCAACCTCTGATTTTGCCTGCATTACAAAAATTAAATGTGTTTTTGGATGATCCTATTGGCACACTTGGAAGGCTGACAGATAAATTCACCACTGATTTTCCAATTATTTCCGGTCTTATCATCGGTGTCACTGCTGCACTGACTACATATAAGGTTGTGACTGGTATTATCACCATTGCAACCGGATTGTGGACAGCAGCACAATGGCTGTTGAATGCTGCACTGACTGCCAATCCTGTTGGATTGATCATTGCTGGTGTGGTGGCTTTGATTGCACTGATTGCATTTCTGATCATCAAAATTGATGGTTGGGGTGATACATGGGATAATGTGATCAAACTGTGTACACTGGTCTTTGATAGCTTCAAAGCCAACTTACAACTGAAATGGTTGCAGGTTCAGGACTTTTTTATGAAAGGACTGGAAACCATTGAAAAAGGCTGGTATAAACTTCAATCCTTATGGAACGAAGATGCAGCCAATGCAGGACTGGCAAAACTGGAATCACAACGGAATGAACGTGCCAAAGAGATTGCAGAAGTAAAAGGCAAGATTGATGACATCAACAATCAGATTTCCAATTTGGATGTGATCCAGTTGAAGGTCAATGATACTTCCTTTTCTGATGTTGCCAATAGTTTGAAAAGTAAACTTGGTATTTCTTCACCTGGTATTCCAGGAACTGACATGACACCTGGTGGAACTGGTGGATCAGGTGGCATTGGCGGTGGAACTGGTGGAAAAGCAGGCAAAGACACGGCAAACAGCATTGCAACAGGTGGATCAAAGACAACACATATTTATGTGACTGTTGGTGAAATGGGAAACAACATGAAGATATATGTGAATGATCTGAAAGAAGGTGCAGAAAATATCCGTGACATCGTATTGGATCAATTAACACGTGCTTTGACAATGGCACAGGGGCAAATTTAAGATTATGGCATTCAACACAATATTCACAAAGAACAACCGGATCACGGTGCAGGATGCCAGTGACCTGGTGCAAAGCGGTGAAGTGGTCAGTATGGTATTGCCTTTGAAGTTCCGTTTGCCTGATGGACAATGGTGGACATTTCCTATTGAACCGTTGATTTCAGTATCAGGAAAAAACATCATTAAAAGGCGTTATGTGGCAAAATCGGAAAAGCGTGGATCAATCAAAGAACGGTGGTCAGAAGATGATTTGTCCATCAATATTCAGGGAACATTGGTCAATGCTGATTTGCACGCATTTCCTGCTGATGATCTGTCAACACTTTATGAAGCAGTAAGGCAACGTAAAGCCATTGAAGTGCAAAATGAACTGCTGCAACTGTTGGACTGTCACCAAATTGTGGTTGAACCATATTCTTTTCCATTCTCAAAAGGTGAAAATGTGCAGAACTTTTCACTGGATGCTTATAGTGATGATTTATATGAACTATTCATTGACGTGAAAGATGTTTAACATGGTTTATGACATACGCATTGGCAACTATAAACTTGGTTTGCTGGAATCGGTGGAAATACACAAAAGTGTTGACCTGCTGACAGACACAGCTGTTGTGGTTGTTCCTGGTGTTGTTTACAACCAATCATTGGACATTGAAGGCAAAGTGAAGGTTGGTGATCCTGTGACCATCAAATTGGGATATGATGACAACCTGGTGACTGAATTTGAAGGCTATTTGCAACGCATTGACACGGATGACAGCAGTTTGACATTCAATTGTGAAGATGCCATTTATCTGACACGTAAACCTGTAAAAGACAAACAATTCACAAAGACCAGTGTGAAACAGATTGTGCAATACTGTCTTTCTGAAATCGGAATGAAAGACCTGAATTGTACCTATGACATCACCTATGAAAAATTTGTGATCAAAAATGCCAATGCTTATGATGTGTTGAAAAAATTGCAGGAAGATACAAAAGCAAATATCTACATGCAAGGAACAACACTGAACGTGCATCCGGCTTATGTAGAAAAAGGCGGTGATGTGCGCTATGACTTTGCGGTCAATATCGAATCATCAGACCTGAAATATAGAAGTAAGGATGACAGGAAGTTTGAAGTTGTAGTTGAAGGCATTGGACTGGATGGCAAAAAGAAATCTGTGACTGTTGGCACAACTGGTGGTGAAAAGCGCACGGTGAAGGTTTACAACGTGATGGATGATGCAGCACTGAAACAGCGTGGATTGGAAGAAATGAAATACCTGGTTTATGATGGCTATGAAGGTAGTATCACAGGTTGGTTGATTCCGTATGTAGAACCAACATATTCTGTGCATTTGCATGACAAAGAATATGAATATAAAACTGGATCATATTATGCTGTTTCTGTGACCACAACATTCAGTGAAGATGGTGGTGTGCGCAAAATAGAATTAGGACGTAAACTGACAGGCAATGGATAAATACAGAAGATTGGCAGACCTGTTGAAAGGCAGAAACGAAACAAAAGAAACCTTTTTCACGGCAACCTTTGTCAGTTCGCAGGGTGACACCTGCACCATCAATGTGGATGGCTTGGAACTGGATGGTGTCCGGCTGAAACCGACAACGGCAAACACTGAAAACAAAGTGTTGTTGACACCAGCAGAAGGAAGTGATGTGCTGGTTGGTTCTTTTTCCGGTGATTTCAGCAACCTGTTTGTGCTGTCTGCTGATGAAGTTGAAAACATTGAAATAACCTGCAACGGACAGAATGTGATGCAATTGCTGTCACAACTGATCCAAACACTGGCAAAAGCACAGGTGATCACACCACTTGGAAATGGCACATTTGATCCTGGTGTTATATCGCAATTAAATATGATTGAAACATCATTTAAACAGATTTTCAAATGAAGAATTTAGGAATCTTATTGAATCCAAAGACCAATGATTTGGATATTCAGGTGCAAAGGGATGCAGAAGGCAAAATTGTTCAGGGATTCACTGTTGGTGATGTGACCATGCAGAATGCCAAAACTATCCTGTACATGCAGCCTGGTGAATTGAAATCACATCCAACGGTGGGTGTTGGCATCAACAATATCTTGCTGGATCACGAATTTCTGTTGTACAAGCATAAGATCAGACAACAACTGGTTGCAGATGGAATGCGAGTGAAAAAAGTGGAAATAAACGGACAAAATGTTGAAATACATGCAAATTACAAGTAAACAAGGGCAATGGCTTGGTGACATCGCAGTGCGTGAAGCGGGCAGCATAGAAGCAATCATTGAAATGTCGATTACAGACGAAATTGCAGTGACAGAAGCACTGGCAGTTGGAAGACCGTTGGCGACACCAACACCAATTGATAGGCGTGTAATGAATTATTATAAAACAAACAACATCTATCCGGCAACAGCCACCACATTGGAACAAACATCCTTTGGTGGTATCGGATTTATGGCAGTAGGTATCAGTTTTATTGTATCGTAATGGAAAAGATGGTTGACAGGACTGTGACGTGGATTGGTTCACTATTTATGGCATTTGCTGCTGCTTTCACTAACAATGCAGATGCAGTTGGCTTTGCACTAATGTTGGCAGGTGGTTTGGTTATCGCTGATTATTTGACCGGAATAGCAGCCAGTATTTATGAAGGCAAAAAGATTGTCAGCAAAAGGATGCGTTGGAGTTTCGCAAAGCTGGTGGTTTATATAGTGTCTATTGTTGGCACATTATGCACCGGAATACTGCTGCACCTGATTGAACAATTCATTGAGCCTGAAACAACCAGGAGTGGTGTTTTAATATTCACTTTGACCTGTGTGAAGTTTGAAGCATACATCATTGCGTGGGTGGAAACGGTTTCAAATGTCGAAAATGTACGCAGGATTTTTACCAAAAACTTATTCCTGAAATATGTTCACTGGATTCTGTCTGTTGAGATCGTGAAAAAGATTCCAAAGCTGTCTGAATTTCTGAAAGAAAAAGAAACTAAAAACTTAAATGATCAAGACAATGGCTGATGTAAACAAAATAGTTCCATTCATTCTGAAATGGGAAGGTGGATTTGTGAATGATCCGACTGACAAAGGTGGTGCAACCAACATGGGTGTGACCATTGGAACATGGAAACAAGTTGGATATGACAAAGATGGTGATGGTGACATTGATGTGGATGATCTGAAACTGTTGACCAAAGATGATGTTGTCAACCGTGTTCTTAAACCACATTATTGGGATAGATGGAAGGCTGACAGGATCAACAACCAGTCAATTGCCAATATCCTGGTGGATTGGGTTTGGGCATCCGGTGCGCATGGCATCAAAAATCCACAACGCATCCTGAATGTGATACCTGATGGAATTGTTGGTGAAAAGACACTTTCTGCACTGAACAACTATCCTGATCAAAAAGAACTGTTTGCAAAGATATTTCAAAGCCGTGTTGATTTCATCAATGGCATTGTGGAACGTTCTGTTGCAGCCTATGAAAAAAAGATTGGACGCAAAGCCACTGAAAAGGAGTTGTTGAAATATACGCAAAAAAGATTCCTGAACGGATGGATGAACCGACTGAATGAACTAAAATATAGTGTACAATGAAACATCTGATTTTCATATTGATTTCGGTGCTGTTGTTTTCCTGCAAAACACCACAAAAGGCGGTTTCTGAACTGAAACAGAAAGAAGATATTGCCATCAATAATGACATCACGGTGTCTGATGACAAACACCTGGCTGAACTTACAGACAGGATCATGCAACGAATCATCAAAGACCGGATGAATATTGGTATCAAAAACACCAAATATGATACGGACAAACCTGTTGATCCTTCAACCGGAAAGCATCCGGTGAAAGAAGAAAATGAAATCAACATCAACAAAGAAACGGATGTGCAGGAAACAGAAAACATCCATCAGGAAAAAGACAGTGTGTCATCTGTGCAAACGCAGGACAATTCACAAATAAAAGCTAAAACCGAAATAAAGACAAAAGAAGAAAAGGAAACCGGATTGAAGTGGTGGCAAAAAATGTTCATTGCAATTGGTGCATCCTGTTTGATCGGTTTTTCTGTTTGGTTATTCATTAAAATAAAATTCAAATGACAACGATTGCTGACATAAAGAAATTGATGACTGATCCATATATCACCAACGAAATGGTGAAACAACTGTATGGATTGAAGGATGGTTTGACCTTTGAAGATCAGTTTTCAGCCGTATCACTCGAAAATATAATTTTTGATGATGTTGCCACTGCTTTATGGGTAAATCAGCAACTGTTTGAACAACATAAAATTGATATTTCAGCCATCCTGAATGAACAAATGTCAGGAACTGCAAACTGGTATGCCTGGAAAGCCAAACAATTCCAGTTTGGACAGGAACTGGTGTTTGAAACAGACTATTATGACAACACCGGATTGACCAGTGAGCAAATATCATCCAGGCAGGTGGTGAAGTATGCAGCAGCAGTGGAATCGCTGGACAAAAGCATTCTTTATCTGAAAATTGCCACTGAAAGCAATGGCAACAGGCAACCATTATCTGCTGCACAATTAACGGCTTTTAAAAACTATTTAAACGCATACCAATATGCAGGTGTGCGCATCGTGGTGACCAATGATCAGCCGGATCACATGAAGTTGACAATTGACTTCTATTATGATCCACAGGTGCTGGATGAAGCCGGAAAGCGGTTGGATGGCAATGCAAACACACCAGTTCAGGATGCCATCAGGAACTATTTGAAAAACCTTCCTTTCAATGGCATGTACACAAATCAGGCTTTGGTGGACACATTGCAGGTGTTGGATGGTGTGGATGTAGCTGAAATCAAATTTGCTGCATCACGTTATGGTGCATATACTCAATTCACTGAAATAAACGCACGTGAAATTGCACATGCAGGATATTATCAAATTTCAGATGCAAACCTGATTTTAAACTTTATACCGAATGAAGAAATATTATAACATCAATTATTCACTGTTGGTGTTATTGCTGACACCTACATTGTTAAGAAATGATTTGATCAGGCTGTTTTTGCTGTCAATGATCAAACCATTGGATGATTTGCAGAATGATTTTGTCCGTTTTGATGAATCGTTGCAAACCAAAAACAATGCGCAAATATGTTACATGCAGGCAGTGATCAATGATGAATTTGACTTTTATGAAAGACGTATAAAGATACGAAACTATGAATTTGATTTCAATTCATTATTGATATTAGATAAAAGCAACAACCAGCGTGTGCCATATACAGAGCAATTTACATCACCACCATATATGATCATGGAAAAAGGTGTTATTGGTGCAGATCAAATTGACTTTGAAGTTGTCTTTCCGGTTGGTTTTACCTTATCACCGGACGAACAACGCAGGCTGAAAATATTGATTCACAAAAATAAACTGTCAACAAAGAAATACATTATATCTTATGAATAAAGGGAATTTTACAGCAAAAAGCAGTTTTCCACCATCCACATATATGTTGGATTTCTTGCAAAACCAATCTTTCATGGCTGGCAACATGGCACAGCTTGGTGGACAGAATTATATTTTGTCAGGATGTGTTGTGGCTGGAATGTCTGTCAGTGCAGGATTGATTGTCATAAATGGTGAAATATTACCGTTTGAAGCCGGAACGAAAAAAGCAAAAATAACAATCCAGGAAACAATGGTTAATGATCATGCTTTTGGTGTCGATTATCCCGAAGCATTTGTTTTCCGTGCTGCAAAATTCGCTGATAATGGTGAATATAATTGGGCTGATTTTGCACAAATATTGACCAACAGGCAACTGGAAGAAAAAATTTCTTCTATTCGAGGTGAACCACCTGGATTCAAAATGGAGTGGACAGGTAGAATTGACAGAATACCTGAAAATTATAAACTGGCTGATGGTGGTACGCTAAAAACAGCCGATTATCCTGAATTAGCATGGTATTATGGAAAAGAAAATGATGAAAGTTTCAATCTACCTGATTTAAGGCATCTTTTCATAGTTGGCTATGATTCATCAAAAACTGATTATAATGAAGTAGGAAAATCAGGTGGATTGGAAAAAGTGACTTTGACAACCAATGAAATTCCATCACATGATCACGTCAAAAATCAGTTGTTCAATAAGCTGTCTGCAAAAGCAGGTGACATTGATGATCAATCAACACCAGGAAGCATTGACCAGGCAAATGCAGCACGTGAATATAATGTTGGAAGCATGAGTGAAGATAGATGGTTGGATGCTACTATTCAGAAAGTTGGTGGTGGCAAAGAACACGAAAACAGACCACCGTTCTATGTATTAGCTTTTTTAATCAAAGTAAAGTATTGATGTCATGGTAAGTTTAAAGCAATTATTTGAGTGGTTCACAACCGGAAAATTTCCAACAGAAGCACAGTTTTCTGAACAATTCAAGTCTTTTTGGCATAAATCGGAAAAGATTGCAATGTCTGTTATTTTCGGTTTAGATGATGCACTGGCAGATAAAGCCACAAAAGAAGATTTGGCAAATGCCACAACCAACAATAAAGGAATTTACAGCACTGATATTCTGTTGAAGGCTGCCTATCCACCTGTAACCAATAGAAAAGATTTTTATGCTTTTGTTGGCACGCAAAATCCATTTCGCAAATGGGAAGTTGCAGCAGATGGTGGACAGTGGATTGATACAGGTGAAGATATTGATATCGCTGATATTGATTTGGCTGAATATGCCAAAAATGGTGGATATACAGGAACGGTTAAAGACTTGGATGAAGACACCAAAGCAGCACAACAATTGAAATTTGTATCAACTTCACAGTATATTATTGCCTTAGTAACAGATAATAATTATGTTATTTGGGGCAAAAAATGGGATGGCTCAACTTATGATCCTAAAGGCATACCCGAAGATGTAAAAAAGGCATTATTGAATAAATTGGGATTTGATGATGTGGTCAATGAACTGATTGATTCTGAAAATCCTGTTTCTGCTTCTGCTGTTGCTAAAATCATACGACAAACAAACAGCCAATATTTATACCAGGTCTTGGATGGTGAAAACAGGATAATTGAATGGACTGATAAAAACGCATTCAAACATTTTCCAAAGCAGGCATTAATGGAAAAATCCAAATCCAAACAATATGATTTTTATTTCGGATATGAAAATGGAAAAATTCCATTTTACATCAAAAACGGAAAAGTTTATGCGAATATGCCTGAACTATCACAATTACGTGTTGATGTTGACACATTGAAATCAGGATTTGGTGGTGTTCGGCTAGTTGTTGATTTTGGTGATAGTTTGACAGCTAATGGTGTATATTCAAATGTATTGCAGTCTTTATTGGGTGACAAATATAAGATTGTTAATTGTGGTGTTGGTGGTGAAAATGTACCGACCATTGCAGCAAGACAGGGCGGTGTTCCTACTTTTATAACTGAAAGTTTTGTTCTGCCTGCCAATACATCAAAGATAGAAATATCATCTGTTGCTAATCCACGCCTTAAAAACTTACTTAATAATGCTGAAACACGCATATTAAGGCAGGGACATGGAAATTCTGTCAATCCGTGCTATGTTCAAGGCATTGAATGCACATTGAGTATAACACAAAGCAGTTCAACATCAACTGATGCTGTTTGGTATATCAACCGAAACAAAGAAACAACGGAAGCCGTGACAATTGCTGCAAACACACCAATATTTATGTATGGGTCAATAGCATACAGAAATCCGTTTGCAACCTGTTTATGGATAGGTCAAAATGGTGGATATTCCAACAATGATCAGTTAGTTGATTATTACAAAAGGATGATTGATTTTAGTGGAACATCAAACTATGTGCTTATTGGTTTACATACAGGAAACGCAGCATCAAGGTCAGAACTGGAAGATACTATGACAAAAGCGTTTGGTCTTAGATATATCAATTGGCGCAAATATATTTCATCGCTGGATGCTTTCCGAGATGCGGGTATTGAACCAACACAGGCAGATTTGGATGCCATTGCCGTTGGAAGTTTACCACCTGCTTTTTGGTCAAGCAGCATGGATGCAGTTCACCTGAATACAACAGGATATACATTGTTAGGAAATTTAGTTTTTAAACATTTTCAAATGTTAGGATTTATATAATAAGATACAATTATGAATGACAGCTTAGTTATACAATTAAAAGGTTCAGTCAATGATGATTCATTGATAAAACTTAATGAAGTAAGGATGGAAATTGTAAAGACAGGAAATGATGTCAATACAATACGAATAGGAGTAAAAGCAAGTGCTACTGAAAAGGTTAAACTAACTTTTTTAGATGCTTGTGGAATATTCTATTCAGATGCAGCAGGAACAACAGGTGTTGGAAGTTCAGTAGAATTAAATGCAGGTTCTAATATTATTTATGCCAAAGCCACTAAAAATGGTATTTTGAGCATAGAGAACTTTCATGGAGTGGAAAGATTGGGTGCAACAGGACAATGGTCACCTTCTGCACTTTTTATCTCTAACATATCAACAGGTTTTTATGCGAAAATAAATGTTGATGATTTAGTATGGAATAAGGATTTATCTGCATTGAATTTTAAAAGTGTGGTTTTGTCTATCTCTGATCTAAGTATTTTTTCAGATATGACAAAATTAGATACTTTTCATAGTCAGAGTAATAATGCACCATTCGGTTCATCATCTATTTTCTCAACATCAAATTTGTGGAATTTCAGTCTAAATTCGGTTAATGCAGATATTGATATTAATGATTTCAACCCAAAGAAGGCATCATCGGACATGACACTGGAAATCAATACTTCAAAGACTACAAGATATACAGGTGGACGTGATTTGCGTTTCCCTGCCATTACATGGTTGAATCTGTTAGGTGCTTCAATGCCTACCAGTGAGGTTGATAATTTGTTGATTTCCATTTCTCAATCAAAATGGGCTTATGGTAGATGTGTTATTCGAGGTTCACGTACGTCTGCATCAGATGATGCAGTTGCGACATTATCAGGCAAAGGTGTAACAGTAACATTAATATAAAAAAAGATGAAAATATTAACAAAGTCATTTATAGTGATTTATGATGATAATAAAAATATCATAATCAGACAAACAGAAAACAAAGAAACGTATGTTGGTAAAGGTTCTAAATATGCTGAATTTGATTCAGAAGATGAATTGAACCAGTTTATTGTTGACAATAAGCTGGTAGAAGTGGAACTTAATTGATTTTTAAATTCTGTTTAAATAATGATTAAAGCCATTCAAACAATTTGAATGGCTTTTGTTATATTTGTATGGTTTTATAATTATAAGAATTGTGTGTGTGTGAATGTTTTTATGTACAATTCAAATTAAAAATCTGCACAATCGAATTTTGCGATTATACAATCTCTTTTGAATAAGAGAAATGTTTTGATTTACAAGGCTTACTATCTGGTCGTGGTACTCGGTTTGCTGATTTCTCAGACCTCTGCATTGCAATATTTTCAGTTCGGATATGGATATTTCAATGGTTTCGAGTTTCTTATCATTCGTGTATGCGGATAGAATTAAAGAATCGGCTCTGAGGTGGTAATTGTTGGTAAAAAGGCAATGCCTCATAGTATCAGCTTCCTGTATGATCTCTTCCACGCTTTCCAATACCCGTACCTGTATTAAATTATCAGAGAAGCAGATACCAAAGAATTTAGACCTCATCTCCCGGAACAGAGCTTCATTTTCCAACGCTTTCTTTCGGTTATTCTCCCAGCGTTCCTGTTCCTGTACTTCCCGTTTCTTCTTCACATAGCGGTCGTGTTCCGCTTTTAGGTTATCGGGACAAACGTATTTGGCATTATGCAGGTCTTTTCCGAAGAATCGGAGCAGGTCGATGTAGTCGCACCACATGGTTGCATCCGATACAGTATATTTATTCCTCAGGCAGATGCGGAGCGATGCCCAATAATTGTCAATACTCCTTTGCCAACCCATATCCAATAACCTTTCCAATAGTTTTGTCTGCCCTGTTTTCAGCAGTGTTTCCACTCTGCTGTCTGTCAGCAGGGTACGGAACAGCTTTAAGGGTTTCTGTCCGTAAAATGTTTTTTTGATGCCTGTACGTTTGAGTTCGGGGATTAGCTTCTGCCGTGGATATATTTCTCCGACATCAATCCTGTCATATATATTGATGCAATACTTATTGTTTGCATTTTCGTTACGCAATTCCAAAGGGGTATAAAATATCCATGAATCGTAATACATAGTACCCATTGTCTGACGAAGCCGTGCGAAGGTGCAGTGCTTCCCATCGGGAGCAATCCAGCGTTGCATGACTTCCGAATGGCTGTATTCGGGCAGTTGTCCGACTACGGTTTTATAACTTAACATGATAGTCCTTATTACCTGATAACCTTTGTGGGCTGTGATAACAGTCATATAATAGCTGTCATCAAACGTTCGTTTCTGACTTGTCTTTACTATCAGTTTCGATTTACAGTTGGGGCACTCACATCCCAATAGGGTATTAATCAGTTCACCCTCTCCCTGCCATTTATGAGAACATTTAGTGCAAATAATAACTCCTTTTTTACTCCGTTGTCCGACATATTGGATAGCATTATCATATCCCCATTCAATCTGCTTTTTCGTGAGTTTGGGAAGTGTTTTGCTCGCCTCTACAACTTGTTTTTGGAATTTATTTTTTGGTTTCATCGTTTTGTAATTTAGAAGTCAAACAGACTCGGTTGATTATTCATTACTACTCTTTTGGCTTTTTTCTTAGGTTGCATCATTTTGTTATAAGCATCGTTTTGAGCCTTTTGTATGGCTTCCCTGCGTGCTTCTTCTTTTTCTTCGGCTGTGAGTTCTACTACATGGTTAATATGAATTTGACAATTTATCGGCTTACCGACTTCGACATTATCCGTAGTATAATACGATCCCGCTATTTCGAATATCTCATCATCGTGAAAACCGTTGCATCCGCTCTTCTGGACTTGGTTCAGTATATAGACACAACAGGCGTCTATGTTCTTATCGGGATTAGCAAACGCCTGGGCGAACAACGAGTCTGTTTCTGCCCGTCGTTCCAAATAGGTTAATATCGTCCGTGTGAAATATGCTGTCGATTTCATAAGCTGTTTCTTAGTTGTTATTTGATTTGTTGTTTAAGTTTAATACTCCCTCTAACTCATTCCGTTTACTGAGGCTGAATATCCAACCCGCTTTTTTACTGTCTTTGTATGCTAATCTCGGATTGAACTTTCCACCCATAGCGGATAATAAGTCTTTGATTGACTTGGTGTCCCCGAACAGGGCAATGGCTTTGGGTGAGTAGTCCACAATCTCAAATTGCAGGTTGTCGGATGATATAGATTCTATTGACTGTATGAGTTGTTCGGTATCTACGGTATTAATATCGGTTGATTTATTCTTATTGGCATTGGACTTGATATAGATACCATCGGAACAGCCTGCCACATAGGAAAATTCTTTAATAGTGCTTTCCCTGTTGTAGATAGGTGCTTTCTTGATTATCCAACCGTGGTAATAACTTTCACCTAAGTAATAGCCTGCACCCATTGAATACTTTTCTCTGTGTTCGTAATCTTCGTTGTATTCAGACAGGTAGGCTGTCCCCTCAAAGTTCCCTGCATACTTGCGCATCTCGGAAAAGATGTCCCGTTTGTGCTTGGAAAAGCCGAGTATTACGGTTCGTGTGGTCCTCGATGCGAAGTAATCGGTCTGGCTATCGCTCTCGTCCTGTTTCAGTCGGGCGATAATTAAGGCTTGCGCATCTTGGGGAAGGTTCTTCTCCAACCACTGTCGACCGACAGCCCGAACTTCCTCCCTGCATTTTTCTTCGGCTCGCTCCTGTTCCATTGCATCCACCCGTTTGGCTTGTGCTTTGGCGAGTAGTTCGGTTGTTTCTTCTTCGGGCATAAATTCGATGTTGTTTTCATCGTAATACATACCGATACCGAATTTTTGGCTTAACGGCTTTATTATCTCGGATTGGTGCATATCCAATGTCCGAAGATTGATTAAATGGTAGCGATAGCCGAATCTGTCATTGTGTGTTATCTTGTAGACTACATAGCGGTCATAACTGTAGCTCTGCATCTGAACGATTTGGTTTACTTCTACTGCTTTTACTTCTGTATCGGTGGTTGTACCGCCGAATAAGGAATAGATTTTTGTCATGGCTGTAACTTATTTGAATAGGTTAATAACCGGAATCTTGTTTGCTTCCGCCCTGCGGAGGGTATAGCTGTGCCACTGTAAAAGGACTGTCCGTAATAGACTATCAGTAAAGAAGAATGTTCCAGCATATAGTCGTTACGGCGCAGGAAGCACTCTTTGTAGTAATATGCGGACAGGATAATATTTAATGTGGCTTTGCCCGCTATACGGATATACCGCTGTTTATCTTCATCCGTGAAATAATTGTGATGCTCTGCGTAGGGGACGGCAATCAATAGTTGTATATCTGCAAATGTCTTTTGCAAACTCAGTACAGCTTCTGCTGATAAGAGGTCGAAACCTCTCGCACCGCCCGTTATAAATGTGTGGTATCCCTTGTTGTACTGCTCTGTGAGGACTGTAACCAGTTCTTCTTTCAACAACTGTTGATTCTCTACCGTAATATTTCTATGCCCTGTAAAGGCTATTGTCTTTGATTTATCAATGATTATATTTCTCATAATACGAAGTGTTAAAGGATAAATGAAATGATGACTGCTACTACTGCCAACAGGAAAACCACCGACAGGATAGAGTAAATAATACAGATAGACAAACGAATGATTTTAAACACACTACGGACAAGGATATATACACCTGCCACCCAAAGTAAAGACACACCCGATTTGCTGATAAACACACTGCAAGCCACCAACAAAGCCACTCCCAAACCCCATTTTATGCTACGAGCGAGATAGGAAGTGTTGTTCTCATTATTCTTTTTTTCTGTTCTTTTCATAATTGTCGACCTTTTTTTTATGCCATGTCGCTTCGATGAGGAGGATGTTGTTCTAAAGGCGGCAAAAGGTCAGATTGGCGGTATGACAAATTTTTTGGAAAGAATACGCTCGCCCTGATAAGGGAAAGAGGAAGATTGTTTTCAAAATCCGAAGGACTCTGAATTTACGTCATGCCGGGAATATGGAATACCTTTGCCTGATGAACACGCCATCCTCATAGAAATGATATGTGCATAGAGGAGATGGATAAATGAAAAGGACGGAAAAATCGTTCGTTATGTGCTAAGGGAAAAAGGATGCTTGTCAAAGCATACCCCGGGCAAGGGTACACCGACCGGATGTACGTTTGCGGGAAAGCCGTCCTTTGGCCTGTCTTGAATGGAAATGTAATGGGAATGAAAGAGGGGAGAAAGGAGATATTTTCAGGAATTATTCTCCTGTTCTAAGTATCGGATTTATCTCCTTATTTTTTGTTACAGTTGTGATAAGTTCTTCAAAAAGAATGCTTACCTTTGTCT